AACATCAAGTGCATCTGCTGAACCGTTCAGTGTACCAAAGTTAACGTCTTCGCCATTGAATCGAGATATAATTGTATCGAATTTGATAAATTTACCCTTAACATCTACAAGATAAATGATAGGGGTAAGTGTACCATTAAGATAAACAAAGTTAATTTTATCTACGATTGCTTTTGCTTTACTGATTGAACCATAAATGTTACGACTTAATAAGTCTTGGTAACTATACGCTGTTCCATCAGTTGCATAAAATTCGTTATTGTTTGGTTTAAGCTGTAAGTAAATACCTGTCTTCCAGTCTGAGTCAGACGGTTTAAACATATATTGCGCTGGGTAAATAACTTTAATATCTTCTTGATAAAACATTCTAAAGAATAATATTAAACCTGACTCTGTACCTTTACGACGATACAAATCCATAATATTGCGAAGAATAAACCGCATCGAAATGTCATCGTCAACAGCAGGCAAGTCTTGCATGTATTTGTTCTTAAAGAATGTAAGCATTGATTCCAGTGTTGTACCGAGATCACGATATTCAAACATACGACGAGTATTATAAACACCCATGTTAGGTTGAGATTCTACAAACTTATAGTAGTGTTCGACCATTGCAACAAGCTCGCTGCCAAATTCCCGGTAGTGTGCCGGAAACTGTTGCGCTATCTTAAATGCAATATTCTTTTCTACTAAATCAACCTGGTTATCAGCCATTTTATTTAACCTCTGTCATATTAACGGTTACATCGTCGTCAAGTATAACAAAAATTCTACCAGCAGGTGACTTAATATCGTCAGCAACTGTAGTTACCATTACTCTAATACCTGATCCAGTAAAGCCTTCTGTTTTAAAGCCAACAAGGTTAATCTCACCAGTTGCATAGTTTACAGTACCTGCAATTGGTTTAATGATTTGTGGATTAATAGCATCACTTGTAACAATTTGAATATTACCAATACCATCGTCTTGGAAGTATGAATCAACATTGTTATATTTAAATACGCCACTTACAACAGATGGTTTATAATCTGCAAAGCCGTTTGAATCTTTAAACGGATATGGCTTAACTAATCTTGAATAGAATTTAAATGAAGGTGATTCAATTTGATTTAACGATGGTGTATATACAACGTATGGACAAACTTGAACTTCATTACTTAGGATTGCTGTATCACTTGCATCAATACTTGTTGATAGCTTAGAGACACGTAATGTTCTGTCGAAGTTATCAAGATAAGTAGTATTGTATGTTGAAATCGCATTACGAATCCCGACTTCAATTTGTGCTGCTGATTTCTTTGTAATCTTTGCATCGAAGTTCGCATTAACATTAACGCAACCATACATAAACTCTGATGGAATAAATGTTGGTTCAATGCCCAGCGGTGATTTTTCTTTCAAGAATTTAATGTAAGCTGAAGATAATACTCCGCTTAAACCTTCTCTACCTTCACCTAGATAAACTGCGATAGCAACTTTACCGTACTGAGGTGGATCTAATTCTTCGCCGCCGTATGCTGACACTGCTGCAATTTCCGGGAACTTCTGTCTTAAAAGAATCTCATAATCGTTTGTTGTAATTGCACGCTCTTGAATTTGTAAACTCTTAGGTGCAAAGTATCTAATGTTTTCTAGTGTTTCTCTTTCAGCACCGCCTGCTGCATTTGAAATTGTTTCAACTTCGATAGTTGAGCTAGCAGCCTGAGCTGCCAATGTAAACGCAAATGCACCGTTAGATTCAGGACCAGATGTAATTCTATATCGAACACGAACATCTTCGAATGCTAATGGCTGTGTACCAAAAATATTGTTACCAAAGTAAATTGTATATCGACCATCATAATATGGTTCAATATAAAATACGTTATCTGTTGGACCTACACCAAACAAATCAGTTTTGTAAATAAATTGATTTTCGTTATCTGTAGCTTCAGCATCAACAAACACTTCAACAGAATCTGTATCTGCATTTTCGTTTGTAAGGATAACTCTAAGTATACCATCATCGCCAACAAAATAACCTTCACGTTCAAACGATGAAAGCATTTCACCTTCAAAGATTTCAATGTTTTCTGCAACAAATACACCCGGCTCGGTTTTACGAGCAACGTATTGTTTATCGTTTACAAAGTTATATGTGACACCTTGATATGATGTTTTAAAATCTGAGTATGCCGGAATAGTAACTGTTTGACCTACGATTGTAAAGTCACTAATAGTTACTGTAACAATTGCTTTGGGAGATCGTCTCGACCGTGGCAAATAGTTTAATTCTTTAGCATGAGACATAACTGAGTTTTTCATCATCGCAGAATCTAAGAACATCTCATTAATTGACATGTTAGCATAGAAATTGTTTTGATAAGTATTATACGCGAGCACGTCTAAGAACACACTCATGTTTGAACCTTCAAAGTTATAGTCTTTAAACTGAGTCTGGTTTTGCAAATAAGTTTTAAACTGACCTTTAATTGTTTCAAAGTCCAGCTCTGAAATATTTAATTTAGTAGCCATTTATCTTGTCGTCTCTAAGAATACATCAAGTGTGATTGGCTGTGATACATTTGATATGTAAAAAGCTATATTTACCCTTACTGTGTTATCGTCTATGTTGGATGAAGCAACCACATCGATAAGCTGTGCCCTTGGTTCATATAGTTGTATTGTTGTCTCAACTTGATTCTGTATCATTATAAGTGTAGCAGGTGTAATGTTTTCAAATAACATTGCGTTAATATCGCCGCCAACTTCTGGCGCCATTAATCTTTCTCCGCGATCCGTAAGTATTAAATTAAGAATAGATTCTTTAACCGCATCCTCATCTTTATGTACAGTTAAGTCATTGGACACGGGGCTTTTCTCAAGATTCTTTTTAAAATCTTGATATAAAGATACCTTCTTGGTATTACTTGTAAATATTCTTGCTACCATTTATCTGTTATCCCAATCGCGCTCTGGCCCAACATCAAAGTGAGTAAAGCTATTATAATATCCTATGCCACGAAATCCAACGTCAATTCCTAATTGCACAAATCTTTTTGCATCATCATTGCTACCGTTAAATCCGGTGTAAGTTAAATCTGCAGCCAACCCACTTAAGTGCTGCGATTCGTCCTTTCCATTCTGTAGTTTATTCCAAGCCGGGTTTCTATAACCACTATTCAAAATAAGATATTGTGCAATACCTTCTTCTCTGCATTTATAAACTAATCTCATAATCATAACGCGGACATCCCTGTCCATTTCCGTCCAACCTTCTTCAGGTGGCTTCATATCGGTTACCCAATCGCCATCTACTTTTAAACGGTCGTCACCACCAGATGAAAGAGTTTCCCAATCTGGAAGTTGTGAGTATTCATCGGGTTTAGGTAGAACAAAATTGCCCATCTTTTCCCATTCAGTCTTTATCTTATTTATCTCCTTTTGTCGCTCTTCGGGGTCTAATCTAAAAGCACCTGACCGAATAGCTTCACCGGTAACACGATTGCCTGCATTTTGCAATGTGTTGAAGACTTCTTGGTATCTATTTGAGAAATCATCTAGTGGACCTTTAAGTCCTTTAATTAAACCTTCAATACCAGTTGCAAGTCCACATATTCTTGCAATCAAAAATTGTATTTCTTCAATGCTTGGGTTTGCAAATAAACCAATAGCATAGTTAATTTTCTTTTGAATCTTATCTAATAGAGCATCAATGTTTTCTTTAGTAAAGAATTTTTGAATATCTTCTTTTAAGTTTTCTATTTTACCAACAATTTGATTCTGAATGATAGATTCAACCTTACCCATAATTGCTGCTGGGTTAAAGTTTTGAATTGCTTTCTTAACTTTTTCAATTGTTTTCTTAATAGCATTTTTAACTTTTTCTTTGATTGCTTCAATCAACGCAGTGACTTTAAGCTTTTCAAATAATGCTTTTAAAGGATCTTCAATATTTTTAATCTTTTCAATTAACTTAAGTGCTTGGCCAATGGCACCAGATACTAAATCAAGTAATCCAAAGAATGCACCGAGTCCTGTAAAGATATTTCCAAACAAA